AGCTTAGAAACCTCTCCATCATCATTCTTATACCAGCAGACAATCTCTGTTACCATGTCCGGGTTGTTTGGTTGAGTGGTGTTACTGACTAGGCTAATGTTGGGGAATTGTTCTCCTACGTTTTCGAGATCCACGTCGTAACGCTTTTTGATGTAGTTCTTTGTGACTGAACTCAAAATGAAAAAGTAATCCATCTTTTGAAGGTCAAATACTCCTGGTTGAGGAATAATTCTTTTGGGATGAATCGACTCTATCTCCAATTCCCCGCGGTAAAGATGATGCCTGAAGTCCGGATTCCAACCGACTAGCATAGCGGAGTAGCCCTGCACCGGAGTTATGCGCTCGTTTATATCATTGATTGCGGTCATGCCGAGTTCTGTTATGTCTGCTGTTAGGGAATCTTCGATCATTGTGGCTTGTACTTCATAGCCAGGGAGTTTTGTTCGGACGGAGGGTTGTGGTATTGTGGAGTCAACGCCTGTCTCGATGAACTCAAGGACTAGGTTGACGACATTGTTCGCTTGCTTGCGCTTGCCACTCGATGAACGGGCATTCACATTGCCGTCAACAATTTTTGTGCCAAGGTAGATGGCTTCTCGCTCGTCTCTAATTGCCTCGTCGATGCCAGTACGAGCTTCACTAAATTTGTCCTGGAATTTTTTCAGCTTGGCTTGCTGTTCGGATTCTTCTTTCATGGAGAGTTTTTTGTTTTTAATCTTAGTGATGATTTCACCCCCTAGCTTTTTGAGTTTGTCTAAAATTTGAACCACCTCCTAAAAATGAGCATAAGAAAAGACACTCGATTGAGTGTCTTGAGTTTTCTTTATTTAGACTAGGGATAGTTGTTGGATGCCATTTTTGTATCCGAGGTAGGAGAGGATTTTTTGTTCTTTATCTAGGGTATATGTAGATTGTCTGCGGAACCATGTTTTCCATTCTTTGGTGTGCTTGCTACTATTACAGCTTTTACACGCACATACTATATTGTCCCTTGTGAACTCCCCAAAATTTTTTACCGGAATTAGATGTTCCATTGCGAGTGGTTCTTCTGCCTCACAAAAAGCACATTTGTTATTGAAGTATTCTTTAGTGTCTTTCCATTGCTTAGTTGTGAAAGTATGGGGAAGATTTCTTACCCTAGACCTTCGCCTTTCGTTCGTAATGCGCTGTTCCTCGGGGTGGTCGATTCTCCATTGCTTGCTATTCACCGCAAAGTATTCCTTATTATTTTGATAATATAACCTCCTGTTCTCGGAAATTGAGTCTATATTATCAAGGTGATACTTCCTTTGCTTAACGGCGATAACTTCCTTATTAGCTATACTGTATCTCTTCTTGCGCACTACTACGGCATCATGGTTTTGCTCTCTGTATCTCTTATCTTTTTCGGTAAACTTTTCTATATTGTCTATGCGGTATTGCTTTCTGTTCTCAGCAACTAATTCTGGATTTTCCAACGTGTACTTTCTGCGGTTATCCACTGTACACGTTTTACATTCATTCCTAAATCCGTACTTGGTATCAGGTCTAACGTAGAAGTATTCACTATTTCTAGGAAATAATCCACCGCAATCTGAGCATTCCTTGGTTGACGAAGTGAGAATCTCTAATTCTTCCTTAGCCCTTGTAATCTTATATTCAGGGTTCTTAATTAGTTCATCGTATATCTTTCTACATTCCCTGCACTCTCCCCTCAATCCGTCTTTATTGCCCTTTTGCGGTTTGAAATACTGAGTATTCGCAGGAAACCATTCATTACACTTATTGCATTTCTTAAAGCTAGACATTAAAATTAACCCCCTCAAAGGTTTTATTTTTCCTCAATTTATTCAAGAGCGAAAGACACTTTGAGGAAGTATCTTGTCGATCAGGCTCATGACTTCCCGATCTATTCGCTATATACATTATACCATATTCTGTGGTATTTTCCCAATCTTTTTCAGGATATACTGTCGTTCTTCATGGCTTCGAGCGTTGTCCAAATCCTCTTGAATATCTTCTGGAAGCTTAGATAAATCGTAGGTGATATTTTGAACAACACTCATACGTTGTTGACTCCTCGAAAGATTAGCTATCATATCAGAGAATAGCAAATCATCGTGCTTCCCGGGGGTTGCATCGGGTCTGTTATTTTTGTCATAAATAAATGTTAAGCACTCACCCAACATTGTAATATCTGTGAACAATTCAATATGGTTCTCTATGAGGTCAATTTCGTGGTCAACTAAGAGTGGTCTAGAATTACCATCTGTTTTCCAACCAAATTTACGCATCACCTCTTTATTAATACTGTCGTATGTTTGCCTCATGTATTGCTTGGGGTATCTCAGTCTCTCCAATTCCTCAATAGGGGCCGTATTGAAGTTAACTTCCACAGATATAAGAGCATCGTTGAAATATTTGCCCATACAGTATATTTGATGGGTATAAGGCTTTGAGTTACTTGATTGCATATGGAGGGTGGCAACACGCATACCGCTTATGTTGTTTAAAATCGTTGCACTGTAGTAATCTTTCCCGTCACCCTTAGTGTCGCATCCCATACAATATGGATAATCTTTCTGTACATCCTCATAAATAGTAATAAAGCCTCGTTCGTCTTCAATCCAGTGAATAGAATCATCCTTAATTTTATTTTGAGTATCAGGATCATCCCATTCAAAAGAAAAACGCCCTCGTTTTGGAGGGTGTTCCTTGTAAAGTTTCTTTAGTTCCTCGATCCGCATCTCCACTATTTCATTTGCGAATACGGGCCTACCAGTTGAGAGGAACGCCTCTTTTGGATAAGAAGGGTTCTCCTGTTTCATTAAGTTATGGTCCCCACCGCAATCGTTCTTTAGCTTCCAGCGATACCACTTAATCTGTTCGGCTGTTAAATTAAATAGCGCGATAATGCTTTTTTCGTAGTCGCTTAGGCTTGACATAATTTTCATTCGTTCATCCTCAGTGACGGGGAGTTGATATTCCTCGTAGTCGTGCCAAGCAAAGAACATAGGGATGAAATCATTTTCCCCAGCCTCCGCTTTATCCCACAAGTCTTTAAAATCATTCATGCCATTTGCTGTACTCTCTATAATGACTATCGTTCCCGGTATATTGGGAACTGATTGTAGTATCCCAGAAAGAGTAGTTGCAGGATTTCCACCATAGAAAGCAAACTCCGAAAGATGAACATAGTAATGGGTATCTGAGCGTCCGATTCCATCGCTACCAGCAGTTTGAACCTTGATCTTACTATTCAACCCTTCTCCTTTTCCCTTATGGGTAGCAGGAAGGTCAAATATAAGTTCGCGGGCATTAGACGCTTTCTGTAATGGCTTTATCCGGTCAGGTAACTTGCTGTACATAAACTTAGCTTTTTCAAAGATGGCATTGGTCGAGTCGTCGCGATGAGCAACCACAAGCGCATTTCTGTTCTTATTCTTTGTTAGTCTGCAAATTAACTTTCCTTGGGTGTACGTAGAAACCCCTTCCTGCCTAGCTTTTAAGACAATGATCCGAGCAGGAATACCGAGTGTTTCTAGTTCCTTTATTTTATCGTCTATTATTTTCTGAATTGAATTATATGTTAAGAAAACTTCATTTCCTTTTTTGTCAATCACCTTGATATAGAAACGACAGAAATCATCATCATTGCGTCTAGCTAATTCATCCTTTATGGCATCTAACGATGGCAAATCACTCTGCTTTATCTTAGGCTTAACAACCTTCTTCTCAACTACCACAATAACCAACCTGCCATTCTAAACCGCTTATCCCCTTGATTAATCCTAACGAATAACTCATGCTTGCATCTCACTCCGCCCCATAGCATACATGAAGCGCAGTTGGTTTTAGCGTAAGCTTGGTCTATTGGATTGAATACCTTACATGATCTGTTGTCCCCCAATCTGATTACCTCCTATAGTAGACACAATAATAACTGTCCAAAATGCAATAACTGGTCCTTCCATAAATCATCAGTCAACGCATTTTTCTTATCTTCCTTACGAGCTTTCCAACGGTCAATGATGAAATGTCCAACGAATAACATCGCCACTTTCCACAAATCATAATTACCGGTTAGGAATAGCCCTGCTGTAATCGTTCCTGTCCAAATAACCGAATGAGCGAAAAGTAAATAATCGTATTTACCCTTGAAGTTTGCAAGGAACTCGCCTTGTA